TCTATATCAGAAATAAAGTCAGAAATATATTCACCTTTTACACTGCCCCAAAATTCAAGAACATCTATTAATCCTCCTGACATTCCAGACTTGCCTTCCAGTAATCTTCTTTCCGTATAATGGGCTTGGGATACTGAATAACCTGTATCTCCATATAAACCCAAAATCAAATCAATAGCGTTCTCATCAAATCCTTCAATATCTTTCAAGGAAGCCAAATCCTGTGGAGTAAGATGTAAAACTTCTATAACCCAATCAGAAAAATCGGAAGCATCTGGAGAAGGATAAATATCAAAAGGATTAACTCTGTTGAATGTAGGAATTACTTTCCATGTTGGCTGTCTATTTTCATCAAAGGCTTTAACTCTACGAGGCACTCCACCTTTCATAATAGCTGCGGGGTAAACAGCCAAGTCAAAGAAAACATCTTTTAAGGCAGGAAAAAACCCGCCTTCAACAAATTGGTCATATATTCTCTGTTTTTCTTTTTCTGCTAACTTCTTAGACCTCTCCATTAATTCATCTTCAAACTGTTCTTTGTTTCGCTCAACAGCATTCTTTACATAAGGAAGAATTTTATCAAGGCTGATTTGACCTGCTGTAATCTCTTCTAAAGCAGAAGCCTTCTGTATAATATCACTTACAGTATCTGCCAAATCTCTATAAAACTCTTCCATCTGGTCTCGTGGTAATTCTGGTTTTGGAGTAGGCTCAATGTCAAATGGAGGTTCTCCTGTATCTGGAAAGAAAATATCGGTAAGCCATGCCATTAATGCTCTGCATTTTATATTACATAGTGGTACATATATTTCTGAACCGCCAATTTCTCGTATGCTTTTTAATTTATCGGGCGTATACTTCTTCTTGAAGTAATACAGGTTCTCAATCATTATAGATTCAATTGGGTTTTTTGCTAAGGCGGCTCGCTCGAATAGAGTTTGAATATGATTAATTAAGGGATGTAATTCTTCTTGCTCTTTTAAGACTTCTGTGGAAACTAACTCCATTATTTCTTTTTCCTAAGTTTAGATAGTGTTATTGCTAATCTGGCTCTGCGTCCTACGGTTCCACCTTGCTTAGCCTTCTGCTGCAACCATGATTTTGATATAGTTCCTTGAGGCGTTACTGCTCCAGCTGCTTTTGCCTGTTGTGTTAATGCACCGGGCTTTTTTATTGCCTTTTGAATCCAATTTTTCTTTGCCATGTTTACCTCCTATCTATAAATTATATAAACCCAGCATAATTGCTGGGGTGCTGAGTTCTGGGAAAATTAAGTTTTTCTACATCTTTATTATAAGACATAGAGGGCGAATAACCCAAACATGCATACTGCAAAGCATCCATAACATGTGAATAATTATTCTTTTCAGGTAATTCAGCGTATCGTTCAGTAGCTACTCTGATTCTTCTAAAATGATACTTCCCATTGAAGCCCTCTCTTAAAGTTTGGCACTTACTTGACAGAATAAAAGCTGGCTTGCCTTGAACATACCTTGTTAAATAATAATTTACAGCCTTTATTCTATCATGCAAGCTGTTTGTATATGCTGGATATGCCTTTGAAAATCCATAATATTTCAGTAGACTATAACATGAACGGAAATCAATCTGAGAGCGGGCTGTTCCAGCAGGGTCTCCAACAATATGAATATCATGCATAAAGTATTTTGAATTTATATGAGGCTTCAATACATCTTTTATAAAAGTTTCCACATCAATAGGCTCAACTGTAACTAACTCATCGTATACAAAAAGCCTGCCATCTGGGGTGTTTTGCACAATAGCACAAGCTGGATATAAACCAAAATCCATTCCTATTATTAATGGGAGTTCTTTTATTGGTTTTAATTCTTCTGAAGTGCAATGAATTGCATCTGAATAAGCAGTAAAAACAGGCTTTCCTTCCTTTGTATAACCAAATTCTCCATGAATATATACTCTAATAAAGTCTTCATCTTGTCCCACAGCCAAATCTTGATAATAGTTTGTGGGCAAATTTTCTATATTTTCAGCTTCTGGAGATAAACCAGACGGCTGTTTAAAAAATTCTATCAATCTTTCATTACTTTTTGCATTTTTAACAAAGAAATTATGAAGCCAATGCTCCGTAGATGGAGGGTTACTATCCATTATTATATAAGGATAAGTAACTCCACCTTGCTTTTTTGACGGATATCTGCCTATACGCCCTCTTAAAACCTTAAAAAACTCAAAATCTATCTCCCTTGCTTCATTTATCCATGCTCCCGAAATCTCTAATGACAGTAAATCTCTTACCTGTTCAGGCTCATCTAAGGCTCTTAATAGCCATTCACTTTCAACAATAGTGCCATCTTCAAGCCCAAATTTAAATACATACATAGCTTTAGCTTCTTTCCATGTATAAAGTGGCTTTGGCAGCCAATCGTCTATTGTCCTTTTCGTAGTATCTTGGAGCATTCTTGCGGTATTTCTTATAATAGCATACCTTGTTCTTCTTACATTTTCAAAAGGCTTTTGAGTTATCATAGAATTGAATAAATGAATTACACAACCTGATGACTTGCCACTTCCAACAGGTCCCATAATGAACTTAAGAGGCTTCCTACTTTCCAAAAAATTTTTAACAGTAGGGACAGATTTTAGATTATAGTCTATTTCATGAATCATGGTTACCAAATCCCCTTATATGGTGGCATTCTATATGGAGCGTTATATAATTCTGGATAATTGTTCTTTATAATATTGAAAAAGCCATTTAAATCTTTACCCATATAGCTGAATGGATAATATCCATATCTGTTTGCTAATGAATTGGCTATACGAAGTGAATATAATTGGGCGAATAATTCAGCAGGGTCGTTAATCAAAGCTCCTCCTAAGTTAGTTAATCGTGCTAAATCATACAAAGGTATTTTATCATAATTTTGAATTACAGACATTATATTTTTAGGCTCAGCAACATAAAAAACATGATGCCCTACTTCATGAGCAGTAGTTGAAGGTAAGGCTCTGCCTTTTACTAAGAAAATAGCACTTTGGGAAGGTACATAATATCCACTTATATAATTAGCATTACTTTCCCCCATATTAGCCACATCTGCTGGAGATACAACATCCACATACTTTATACCTTCTATATGTTTTTTGGGAATAGCTTGTATTGTATCAGAAGCAATATTTTTTATTGCATTTGAAGTAAGAAAAGAGCCTGATTCATTCATTATATCGGGCAAGGCTGCTAATGTAGCTCTGGTTAGTGCCTCACGGGCAATTAAAGGCATAGGGGTGGGCAAATCAATGTTTTGATATAAGGAGTCTAAAATTGTATTTGTCTCTGGTGGTTTCGGTATAACTGGCATCTTATTATAAATTATAATATATATAAGGTGCTGTTATGACATCCTTCTATAAGATGAGATAATTCAAAGTTAATATTCATCAGAATATTTATTAATCACCATAGCATATAACAGAAGGCAGTAGAGGATACAATCTTGTATCCTCTCCTTAACTTCCTTTACATTATAGTTATTGTTTTCTATGGCTTCCAACAAGGCAAGCTCGTGCTTTAAGCGTAAAGACCATAGATATTTCTCTGGTGTCATTTTTAAAAGTCTGCTACCTTCTTCAAAATTCTTAAATATATTTGTCTCATTAGCATATTGCTTATTTTTCACTTCCATTAATTCTTCTATATCATTAAACACTTGCCATATTATATTTTTAAAACTCTGTAAATCCATCTATTCCTCCTTAAAATTAGCACATGAGCGAGCCTTTTTACTCCACAAAGAATAATATCTCTGATGAGTGCTTATATTTCCATAGTAGTAACTACTGTATTTAAATAAGGTAATATCACCTTTTTTATTACGTAAGCATCCAGCCGAACAGAACATAACAAGCTTATTATCACTATGCTTTTTAACTTTAAAATTAATACAATGCTCACAACTTATAGCATCTGGATATCTTTGATGGTTTTTAATCTCCAAAAATCTACCACATACAGCATGAAATTCAGCGACTAACTTCTTTAAATTATTTATATCAGATTCCTTTTTTATAGCATCTATCAGCCTGACAGCTACCGGGTCATAGTAAGCAAGAGTAGATAGAATATAAGGTCTTTGTTTTGAAGGCTTGCACTCAGTACAAAATAAAAGTCTCTTTTCCTTACTGTTTGTAGTAAATACTTTCTTACACTTCAAACATACTCTCTGATATTCTTTCATCTGATTCCCCCCAAGAAATCTTCAAAATCTTTTAATTTAATAATTACATAATCATTTTTATGATGCTGCCCCGTTACATGAACAATTACAGCAGGAATTTTGCCTTCTTCACAATTCCTTACAGCTTGTATAAACCATTTTTCACCGACAAACTTCAACCTACTTTTAACCTCAAAGCTAAATAGTTCATGTTCCACATCACTTTTACCAAGTATCCCTACTCTCTTTCCTCCCAACCTTTTTGCTATTGCTCTTTCTGTCCTCTTACCTCTTTGTCTATTTTTGTTTGTATTCATTTTTACTCACCCCTTTCTTTAATATATATATATTTTTGTCATCGTTTTCCCCTTTTCTGTAAAGCGTATTTTATATATCCGCAGCATAATTCAGACCTGAATTGATAATTCAATATCTGTGCATCTTTTTGTTTTAATATCTGCTCGTAATTCTTGTATACTTCTAACTTGTCTTTCACTGCGAAGTAATGCCAAGCGTAGCCCAGCATTACTCCTACCACCATACCCATCAATAACCAGCTAAACAGCTTTTTCATTTTTTATCCTCCCCTTCTTTGTATGCTTCCATCTTAATTAAACCGTGTATGGCAAGCCAGCTCCTCAATTTTAGTTCAATCTTCATTTTTAGTATATTGAACGCATCCTTCTCTTCCTTTAAAATCTTTACAGGTTTTAATTGTGATTAATTCTTTTATAAATGCTGCAGTTTCCCTTTTTACATCAATATCGGAAGTGATTTCTTTCCTTATCTTATCTATATCAAATGCCTGTCCTCCCAAATGCTCAGCCTCACAGTAGGCAAAACCGCCATCATAGATAAAATTCATACAACCACAGCATAAATGAACAGTGCTGTCAAATGTCTGCTCCAATAGCTGGCTGCTTACTTTATCTGCTAATGAAATATAATCTGGTCTGCAGATGCTACGATTACCATGCTTAAATCTCTTGTCAATTACTTCTCCATCTTTTTTCAACTTCCATAACCAGCCATCAAATTTATATCCATCTCTTAAAGGAATTCTAATCATTTTATCCTTCAGATGTCTGTAAGCCGCCATTCTTATAGAATCATAAGGATATCCCTTTTCAACAAGCATGTCATATACTTCATTACATCTTATGCCTTCTGGATAATCGGCTAAAATATCTAAAATCATGTTAGCTATTGTTACACCAATTCCCATGAACCCTCCTTAATTAAAGAAAAATATTGTTTCATAAACTTTAATTCATTTTCGTATAATACGTCTTTAGACAGAGACATTACCTTTATAATATAGAAGTTTTCATCCTGCCCAATATAAACTCCCTCATCCACTACTTCACCTGCTCTGTTAACTACATCTAAATCCATCAGAAAAGCCTCTGTCATAAATAGCTTTTGCAGTAGAATAATTGATACCATACTGCTCGGCTAATTCCTTGATTCTATAATCAAGTATCATAGAGAATTCATCAGTATCTTCAACATAAATAAGGGAGCCTATTCTTTCTCCCTTAATCAGCCCCTGTTTCCACCACCTCCAAGCAGTCATATAAGACACTCCTTTTCTTCTGGCAAAATCTTTTAACCTAATCATATAAAAAATCACCTCCTTTCTGATAAAAATTATATAACAAAATAGCACTTTTTGTCAAGTTTTATATACAATTATTACACAAGCCGAATTAAATCGATTTAATTTCTCTATATAATATATAAAGGTATAAGCCCGCCCTTTCCCAGCACAATCCAAATACAAGCCGAATTAAATCGATTTAATTTCTCCCACCTTATATGTTATAATATAAGTAGCTTCGGGTAAAATTACCACCTCTGCAGACTAAGAACCCCCCGCCCCTTTCCCACCTACCTATATATAATATATAAGGTATAAGCCACCTATTTACTTTTTCATAGCCTACATGATACAATATAAATATATGTTTTCATACCAGCCTCCGCTGCTGCAGATGAAGAGCCTTGCCCCTGCAGACACTATTTACTTTTTCATAGCCTACATGATACAATATAAATATATGTTTTCATACCAGCCTCCGCTGCTGCAGATGAAGAGCCTTGCCCCTGCAGACAAATTAAAAAAGCACCATCTTTTTGAACTACTTATATAAACATCTCTTACTTATAAGAGCACCCTCTATTTACAGCGGCACCCCAGTTTATAAAGCTCCTAACTTATAAAAGCACCCTCTATTTATAAAAGACTCCTTCCGTTTATAATAGATTATAAAAAACCTCTCCCATTTATAGATGGGTCGTAGGAAAAGGCAAACGCTGGCTAATAGAACACCCCCAGTGTTCCCACCTATGGATAGACATAAAGAAATTAAATCGATTTAATTTCTATTTGCCAACAAACTACCAATAATTCATAAAATCTGAAGGCACTCACAAACTTCGCCCCCTTATTCATAAACCCCCCGCCCATTTATAAAACTCTTTATAAATTCCCTCCTACTTATAAAAGCCGGGTTAGTTATAAAAACAGTAAAAAATTAGTTATAAAAAACACCTTCCATTTATAGAAAACTTCTTATAAAAACTTCTTCCATTTATAGATTTATAAAAACCTCTCTCATTTATAAAAAACCTCTCCCATTTATAGATGCCATTTATAAAAAACCTCTTCCATTTATAGATTATAAAAAACCTCTCCCATTTATAGATGGGTCGTAGGAAAAGGCAAACGCTGGCTAATAGAACACCCCCA